CCCGCACGCTGGGGGTCTGGATGACGCGCCTCCGGATCGGAACACCCCGATAACCCTGAACGAGCCATTTATCGATGTACAGACCAGCGGCCCACTCATAGATCTTTGCCAGGTAATGGACATTGTCGCCTTGAAAAATCCCGAACGGTGCAGCAGCGCTTGACCCGTTGACCAGATAGTTTGCGAGAGCTGTGTCATAAGCTTCTTGCTGAAAATCCGGGTGCAGTCCGGCGTCCATCAAGCTGAACTGCGCGGGGTTAGACGCCTGGAGTGCGATGATCTGATCCCGCACACTGACAAAGCGTGCCGGGGAATTGTAGCTCAGCGAACGGGGACGCCAGAACGTGAACGGGATGTCAGCGCCAACTGCTTCGCTAAAGCCGTTCACGATAGTCCTGAACGAGCCAGTCATTTCGTCCGCTGCTTCCTGGGAGAACGCAATCTCGTTCTCCCAGAGGTTCAAGTTGACGTTGAGGAACCGGACGTTTTTGCCAGCAGTCAGAAGGTTGCGGATTGCTAACGAGAGCAAATGCCTCGTCATGTGGTAGTAACTGCCAATATCCGTATCCGACCGCAGATAGCTCCACATCCCAGCGCCACCAAGGCTTGGGTGAATTCCTTGGGAGCCGTGGGCCACGTGGAGAATATATAGGTTAGGCAACGCCTCTCCGGCATTGATCCGGCGCTGCCACTCCCTTGCAACGTGGTAAGCGATCGTCGGGCGCTGCGTGTTCGGGTTATCGCCAATCATGGCGTTGCCCGACACATACCCGGTCCAGGTCACATCGGTTATGTTATAGGTCTGGTTGGTGTTGTTTAGCACGAACACGTTGCTTAATGGCGTGTTGATTTGATCTGCTGGAGCCAATGCCAGGCCCCACGCTTCTGAATTGCTCTGTCCCGCGTCGAGATAAAACGCCGCATCGGCAATCGAATAAGGTGCTACGGCCTCCTTCGAGAAGCCGCAGACCTGCGATATGGACGCATCCCTTGCCACCCCGGCGGCGTTCAGGAAGATGCGCTCTGCGCCCGTCAGAACGCTGACGTCGGGCAGGCTTGCAAAATCGACTGGCATTGCTCAGGCTCCAAAAGTCACGGGAACGCCGTTGAAGAGGACGGAATCCCCGTTGAAGGTGACGTCCGAAGACGTGCCGCCGCCGCCGCCGCTTGTCGCCGCGCCGGACGCAGGGCGGCGACGGCGCAAGCCAAGGCCAAAGCCGAAACGCGCCATCAGTCGTCGATCCTGATCACGGACACGCCGGCCGCTATCGCGGTGACGGCGCGCACCTGGCACCAATCCAGGACCGTCTCGCCCTCGGACAAGGGCACCAGCACCGTCACGCCGTCCACGTTTTCCGCCGGCAGCACCGTGATGCTGGGGCTTGCCGTGCCGGCCGGCACGTAAATGCGCAGAGCTTTCGGGTAGGTCGCAAATTCCGCCGCCGATGCGGTGACGACGGACGCCCTCGACCCCGGCGTCAATTGCGAACGCGCATAGGTCGCAAAGGGGTCGCTTGCGGGAACATACGGCATTTCGGTCTCCGTCAGGTCGGGGCGTCGAGATCGAGCATGAACTCGATCTCCGCATTGTCCGGGCGCGGGGTGACGACCCGGATCTGGGCAATGGAGGGCGCGTAGGGCGCCACCAGGAACACCACCCGGTCGGCGGCGGTGATGGCAATCGTCTCCGGGTCGGCGCGCAGCGTCAGCACGCCCGATGTCGTGGATTCCAGCGTCCCGGCCGCCAGCAGCTCGCGGCCCGTGGCGGGCTTGTAGGCCGCCCGGCGGGTGACCAGAGCCGTCCATGCGCCGCGGACGTTGCCGTAGCCGTCATCGGTCTCCAAACGCCGCTCGACACGCACCTGAAACCGGTAGGCGGAGGCATCCAGCATGGCTTGCCACGGCTCAGACGCGCATGGCGCGCAGCGGCGTGACCAGCGCGTCGATCGTGCGCGCCAGCTCGGCCGACAGGCCAAGCTGCGCCGGCCCGCCGCGCTGGGCGTAGAAATTGCCGGTCAGCAGCAGGATGGCGTGGGCGAGCGGCGCAGGCACCGCGGCGGCCGCGCCATAGCCCGCCACCCATGTGATGGTGACGGCCGCCGCCTGGGGCCGCGTGGCCGGCCAGGACTGGCCATAGGCCAGCGCCACATAGGGGCCGATCTCGTCGGTCAGCACGTCGTAGACGGCCGGCTGCAGGGTCTGCGGCGTGCCGGACGCATCGACATAGGCGACGGACGTCACCGATTGCAGCGGGCCGAGCCGCAGGCGCAGCCGGCAGGCATCGAACCCGTCGAATTGCTGACGCCAGCTCTGCGTGACCATGGCGCGGCCCAGAATGCCCGACCAGCCATCGAGATGACCGACGGCGGCGGCGACGTAGCCGGTGATCTCGGCATCGTCGAGCGCGTGCTCCACCCGCAGATGCGCCTTGGCCTGGGCCAGCGAGACGGGCATCTCGGTCGGCGGCGCGACGAGGGCGGGAACAAGCGGCATCAGACGCCCTTGTTCTCGGGCGCGCCAGCGACAGGTTTCTTGTCGCCCGGCGGCGGCGGCGGGGGCGGCTCCGGCTGCAGCTGCGCCCAGCCGCCGGAAACGGCTGTTTCAGCCATGTCGCCGGACAAGACGTCGCCGGGCAGATAGCGCGCCTGGACCGCATCGTCCTGCGAGCGAAAGTAAAAATCGATGGTCACGATGGCCTGCATGTCAGTTCTCCCAAAAAGGACCGCCCCGGCGCGAGCCAGGGCGGCCGGATGGCATCAGACGGCGACGCGGTGATAGCGCAGCGCTTCGGTGTTCTCGATCTGCCCGCCGACCCGCTTGGTCGTGTAGAACAGCACATAGGGCTTTGCGGTATAGGGATCGCGCAGGACCCGAATGCCGACCCGATCGATGATGCGATAGGCGCGCTGGAAGTCGCCGAAGGCCACCGGCAGGGCGTTGGCCGCGATCGCGGCCAGGGCCGGGATCTCGATCACGGGATATCCGAACAGGCTTGCCGGCTGGCCAGCCGTGACCGGGGGCTGCCAGAGATATTGGCCCGTCGTGTCCTTGAACAGGCGGACGGCGCCCTGCGTTGCCCGGTTCATGATGAAGCTGGCATTGCCGGTGAAGGCGCTGGGCAGGGCGTAAGTGAGGTTCAGCAGCCCATCCGCGGTCAGCGCCGCCGCGCTGCCGGAATTGACCACCGGCACCGCGCCCAACGGGTGATTGTCGCCCGCGACATTGGTCATGATGCCTTTGGGCCGGTTCGTGCCGTTGCCGGTGACGAAGGCCACCCCTTCCTGCGCGGCGAATTCCGTCTCGACCTCGTTTGACAGCCACTGCTCGATATCGACGAGAGCGTCGTCCAGAAGCTGCTGGGAAGCCTGCGGGTTGGCGTAGATTTCGCCGATCGGGAAGGTCAGCGTCGACAACTGCGCATTCCCGGTGACGGGACGCGCCGCCACCTCGCCGACCCAGCCCGACGCCGTGTTGCGATCGCTGTACACCTTCGAAAAACTGCCCATCGAGATCGTCGTGACGTTGCAGATCTGGCGCATCGGGCTGATGATTTTCAGCTTTTCGATGATGGTACGATCCCACTCGACGGGCGCGAGAAAGCCGCCATCGGCCGGAGTGCCGACGATGGCCGCGCGCGGCAGCGCCATGCTCTTGAGCTTGGCTTCGTCGTCGCCGCTCTTGAACCATTGCGTGAACGCGGCGCGATAGGCGGGGTCGTCGCCGGGGCGGGGCGCAGGCGCGCCGAGACCGGCGACCGCCTGCCGGCGCGCCATTTCGTCGATGGCCGCCTGCAGATCGCCGATGGCGGCGTTGATGCGCTCGACCTTTTCGGACTGGACGACATCCTTGCGGATGCCCGCCAGCTCGGCCGTGTGCTCGTCCTTGAAGGCCTGGAAGCGGCGGTTCAATTCGTCGAGCATGGCATTGGCCGAGGCGTCGGCGCGCACGGAGACGATGCCCGCGCGCGAGCGCTGGGGGTTGTGACAGGACATCTTTCGATCCTCAGATTTTCAGGGTTTCGAGCAGCCGCGCCATGGCGGCAAGGTTCAGAGACTCGCCAGCGTCCGGCGTGGCGGTTGCGGCAGCGTCCTGCGTGCCGCCTCTTGCGTCGCTCAGCAGGCGTCGCCGCTCGACACGCGGGATGCCCTGCTTTGCAAGCAATGCGTCGATCTTTCTGATGGCCGGGGCCGATGCCCTGGCCTCGGCCGGCGCGGCGGGCGCCGGATCGGTGCTGATGGCGTCGGCGAAGCCGCGCGCGATGGCATCCTTTGCCGTCAGCCACGTTTCCGCGTCCATCAACGCCGCCATGTCGGCCGCCGCGGCGCCCGTGCGGGCCGCGTAGATATCGGCCATGGCCGAATCGAAGCGCTCGAAAGTGTCGGCTGCCGCGCGCATGTCGTTGCGATTGCCGATCACCAGCCCCCAGGCATCGTGGATCATCAGGAACGACCCCATGCCCATGGTCACCCGATCGCCAGCCATGGCGATGATGGAGGCGGCGGACGCCGCCAGGCCCAGCACATGGACCTCGACTTCGGCCTTGTGCTCGCGCAGCAGAGTGTAGATCGCCAGGCCCTCGAACATGTCGCCGCCCGGCGAGTTGATCTCGACCCGCACGGCCCGGGCGCCGATGGAGCGCAAGGCCGCTGCCGCCCGCTTGGCCGTGAAGCCGCCCCCGCCCCATGGGTCCTCGCCGATGACGTCGAAGACGGAGATCGTCGCCGGGTCTTCGCTGGCCGCGCAGACGGGCATCGTCGCCCAGCGCTCCAGCGCCGCCGATGGCGGATCCCAGGACGTGGCGGGCGGCGCGGCCAGCGCCTGCACGGCGGGCAGTTTCTTCAAGCTCATGGGGCGGGGCTCCCAGCCGGGGCGGATTGAGACGGCACGGGCAGCGCATCGCCGCCCTTGATCGGGTTCATGTCTTCCAGCGCCCGGATTTCGTTGGGCGTCATCCAGGCGGGCGAACCGCCGGAGCCCAGCGCTTTCGCGTAATATTCGCCCCGGTCCTTGGCCGTCGCGCGCATGAAGCCGCCGGTCACGAAATGCGGATAGAGCGTCCGCGCCTCCGTCGGGGTCAGGCAATCGCGCGTGATCGCCTGTTCCCAGGCTTTCAGGATCGGGCCGAGCGTGAAGGTGAGAAACCCGATGTTCTGTTGCTCGATCCCCGTGCCCCAGCTCGTCGCCTTCTCGGTGTCGCCGATCAGATGCGGCGGCACGCCGAAGAACATGGCGATTTCGGAGCGCTGGAACGAGCGGGTTTGCAGATATTGCATGTCATCGGCATCGAAGCCGATGGACTCGATGCCCATGCCCTCCTCGAGCACCATGGATTTATGCGCGTTCTGGGCGCCGGCGAAGGCTTCCAGAGACTTCTGCAGCCGGCCCTGCGCATCGGGCGACAGCCGGCCCGGATGCTTCAGGATTGCGCCAGGCCTGACGCCCGCCTGAAAGACGCGCGCGCCGAATTCCTCGGTGCGCATGGCGAGCCCGGCCGCCTCGCGCATCAGCGCCACGCGCGAGAGGCCCAGATAGCCATTGGTCGAGATATCGCGCAGATGCAGGACATCGGTCTGCGCGAACTCGCGGACCGGATTGCCGTCGCCCGGCGTATAGCGATAGGTCAGCGACAAATCGGCGGCCTGCTTGACCTCCATCCGATCGGGATGGACCGGCACGAGGCCTATGGTCTGCCGGGTGCGCGGCGAGACGACCTTGATCGCATAGGCATTGCCACGCAACAGCACGTGGATTTGCATCATGCGGATGAATTCGAACGCCGTCTGCCACTGATTGGGCCGCTCGTGCAGCACCCCATGCAAGGGATGGTCGAGAGCCTTGTCCTTGGCCCCGTTCGGCCCCGTCCGCATCAGATTGAGCGGCAGTTGCGCGACGGATTCGGCCAGGATCACGACGCAGCGAAAGCACGTGGCGATGCGCAGCACGGAGTCGGCATTGACGCTGGCGCCGGACGCGGTGCCAAGGCCGCCGCGCAGGAGATCGACGAGCAGCGGGTTGGTGAGATCGTAATAGACCCCGTCCTGCAAGGCGGCGCTCGCCGGCGAGACGGGATCGCGGCGGAACAGGCGGGACAAGATACCCATGCATCAATAAACCAGCGCGCCGCGTTCTTCGTAGATCGACGTTCCGAAAGCAGCCTCCGGGTTGCGCGACATCAGATCGACCGCGTTGAACAAGGCGAGCAGCGGGTCGATCTTGGCCGTGCCGGCCGTGTATTTCGTGATGACCGTGGCCGAGCCGCGCAGCTCCGCCTTGGCGTTGCCGACGCACCAGGCCATGAGCGGGCGCGCGCCATGCTTCAACGTGCCGTCCTTCAGCTTGCGGGCCGTGCCCTTGATGACGCCCGACAGCCGGTAGCCCTGCGGCACGCCCACCATCATGCCGCGCGGGATCTCGCGCAGCTCGAGCTCGTCGCAGAT